ATCCCGGTGTATCCGATTCATTTACCTGGTAACCGTCCAAGATGTTCACGCCCTGCTCCGTTTCCGGTCCCCAATCGTTCAGCACGTCGAACACGGCCTCTTTGACGGCCTTTACGCTGGCCCTGGTAAGCCCAAAAATTATGAGCTGGAACCTGGGCTCCATGACGCTGTTGGTTCTGCCGTGGGTGTCGTTCTGCGGTGTACTGACCCGCATGTAGACTATATACGGATGCGTGGCCTCTTCCGGGGCCTTCTGGGGATAGATCCGTCCGCTTACCAGCCCATTCAGCGTGGCGTCAGCGATCATCTCCGCGCGAAGCGCATCCTCAACGAAGGCCATCAGGCCACCACCTTTCGCAAGACGCCCGGTAATTTTTTCTCTGCCACACGTCCCGCAGCCACGAATCCCGGCACCCGTCCCTCATCCACGGCCGGCCGCATGAATGGCCTGGGAGCCACGAACCGGACCCGCGCATTCTCGCGCTTGGCACGAACGGTCTCTTTGTGCCGTCGCTTCCTGGGAGTGAGAATCCAGTGCCCGAACTCCACCATGTGCGCGTAGAAGGCGTCCCGCTTCACATACACGAACCCCTCGGTCTCGTCCAGGTTGCTCCGTGCCTTTTTAATCCGTACGGCGATGTTTCGCCGCAATCCGCCCGGGGTATGGTCGTACCAATAATCAGTAGGATTTCCGACCGGTGCCTTACCCTGCGCAAGTTTCTTGATCACGTTGCCCATGGCCCGGAGAGCCGCAGGTTCAAGCTCCCGTCGCATCTCGAAGGGAAGCTCGTTCAACGTGTGGAGAAGGGCATTCATGCCAGTGCTATTGACAGTAAGTACATCCATCAGACCGCGCCACCCTTACGCTCAACACACCGGATCAATAATTCGCGGTGACGGTTGCCAGGATCCACGATCTCCACGATGTCGTGCTGGACGCTGTTCCACAATACCCGGTGTTTACGGGTGATTCCTGACTTGTACCGGACCCGGAACACGCGAGTCTCCGTCCCGAAGATCTGCATGGCGTCCCACGATTCCGACCCCCGTTCCTCGATTTTCTCAGCACGTAACGTGCCATTCGTAATCGTGGCCCAGGTATTTGTAACCTCTCCGTCCGTGGCCGTGGTGGGGGTCCCTACCTGAATCTGGATGGATTCGCGCATGTGGCCCATCCCCACCGTCCGGAGATACCGTGGAACTTTCGCCATCTCAGCCCCAGTTCACCTTGAACGACAACCACTCGGACATCACATCGTCGGGAATCTTAAGCAGCGTTCCCTCCCCGTGATTCTCGTAGCTGAACGCGACACTCTTCAGCACACCGGTCCGGATCCTCTCCGCGTCATAAAGGGCCGCCAGATCCGTCTCAGCGTCACCGTACCCGGCCACGAACTTCACCTCGACAGCGTTGTAGTAATCGCTGTAAACCTCCGGCCATGTGGTCTCACGCGCCGGTTTGATCCTCGCGGGCACGCTCACCAGGTCGCTCTGGTAATCCGTACTGGCTGTCAGTGTCTGCAGATCCCCGGACGTGTCATAGTATTTGACGTGCGTGATGGACTGGACCGGGTTCCTCTGCAACTCGATCTCACCGGGAAACGCATCCATGTACTGAATCCACGTCTGAGTAATCAAGGACATGCCGGACACGGCCTCGGCCTGGGCGGTAGCCATCTTGATCAGCCGAGTAACTTCCGTCTGATCCGTATCGTCCGGGAGCTTGAGCCACGCCTTCGCCTCGGCGTAGGTGACCGCATCCGTTGTCGGTCCGGTGTCCAGTTTGAGGGGCATCGTGCGTTATTTCCGTTTCTTGGAAGACTTTTTCAGTGTGCGGCTGCCTACGGAAGATTCCGTGGACTTCGGCGCGGCTGCTTTCGGAAGAACCGCTGGGCGCGGCGCGTCCGCCACCGGCGCAGCCTTCGGTGTTTCGATCTCCGGTTTGACAAACGTGCCGTTGCACAGGCCTGCCTCACCGACGTCCTTACGGACAGTGATCACGGCGCCCTTGTCGCGCCCGATGTTGCACACAACGTCCATGTACTCTTTCATGATAAGCTCCTTTTACTTGGATTGAGCAGCCAGGAGTTCCGCCTCCTTGGCGTCAATTTCTGCTTGTTTGGCCTGAAGCTGTGCCGTATAGACAGCCATTGCCGCACGCCGTTCCGCATCAATCGCGGAATATTCTTTCTTTAGTTCCCACAACTGGGCAGACAACAGCCCGATAGTTGTTTTGTCATCAGCACTGAGTTTCGTAGAGTCTTTTAGACTCACGCCTTCAAGATCTACGGCCCCGCCCACAAGCACGGCCAGCCCCAAAAACATTAAAACGATAACGATCTTTTTCATTGTTTTCTCCCTAAAAATTTGTCCCGATAATATGCCAATTCGTTCCATCAGACTGAATGGTAATGAAATCATACTGATTTTGAAGCTCTACCGTCGCTGCCCCGTCAATGGTATCGCTATCGGGAGGATCCACAGTGACGTACATGCTGGTGGAGTCCGTTTTCTTAATGCACAACACAGTGCCCGTGTCGTCCGTCCCATTGGGCGGCGTGACAGTGATCCCATCCTCACTCAGGCTACAATCAGCCAGCAGCGTATGATCATTGATCGTCATGGAAATGGTGTCGGCCTGTGTAGTATCGAGATCCTGCTTCACACCGTTGGACTGCAGATACCCATCGAACTCCCCCGCTCCCAGGTAATCAATGGCCGCAACGGAACCTGCCCCGTTATAAAATTTAGCTATGTTGTCACCGGACGTGGCAAGAGTCTCCGTGGCGTAAAACTGGAAAGCACCCCCGCTGGCGTTTCCATCATCGATCGTTGATTGAAACACCCCAATATTGTGCGTGGTGGAATTCCCAAACCGTATGGCGAAGGAATCACCGTCACCGTACGTGTTAAAATTGATTCGATCGTTATCGCCCTCAAGGGATACAATAACGTCAGAATCATTTGTAATCTGAAAAAGCGTCCCGCTTGTGAACGGGGTATCAGAGTCCAAGCTAAACCCCACCCCGCCATCGGCGACGCCACTCCGATAAACTCCCGAGGTATTCCAGATGTCGCCGTCAGATTCCACAGCCGCCTTCTCGACCCCGCCAGTCTGTACCGACAACAGCGTGTCATTGCCGCCAGACAATGCCGTATTGGAATCCAGAATAAACATGGGACCATTGCCAGATACCTGGTAATAATTTTTCAATACTACCGCACGTACATTTTCCGTTAATACAAAACGCCTCGTAGAACCACCAACGGCTGAAACCCATGCCAGCGCCTGAGCACCACCCAAAGATTCTGACGTCCAGGCACCGCCGGCAGACGCACCAAAGGATACCGCATGCGCGGCGTCCCATTCATCCGTACTCTGCCCCAGGGTCCCCGTCCCGCCATTCGGCACGATATCCATGTTCGCCGTGGTGCTGTACAGCTCCCCGGTCCCTACGGTCCACGCTGCGCCGCCGGCCACCAGTGCAGTCACGGATGCGTACTTCTTCACGTAGGACGCTTCACTATCCTCAATCAGGATTAAATCCCCGTCCGTGAGCGTTTCCTTCTTCTGGAAAGCCGCGCTGAACCCCGAAGCCTCGCCAGACACCACATCCACACGCGTCCCCCCAACTGCCGTATATCCCACGAGCAGCGCAAGAGAGAGCGCCAACACGAACCCAAGCAACAGATACCGCCGGGACATCATCGAATCTCCTCGAATATCGCGGTCACGTAGACCGTCCCCGTCGTGTTGTTGTTGGTGCATGTGATCTTGATCTGGTCCGTGGAATCGACCAGGAGCGGGTGTGCCGGCTGGAAGAAATAATCCGTGGCCGCCACGAGTCCCTGGGAATCGAGTACCGTGTCGTAATTCGCCCCGGTGCCGCTGTCGTACACCACCTCGACGGTCTCGGTGATCGCCGCGCTGGCGTGCAACATGACCGCCACCAGCTTCGAGGTCTCCGGCTTCGTGCTGGACGTGGACGTCGTGGACAGCGCCGCCGAGGCCAAATTCTGCGACGCCGTGTGCTTGAATATGCTCACCATAACGCTCATTTTTCTATCCTCTCACGTGTCTTTTTTCATCATTAAAAACAACATAGTATTGCGGAGGGCTGGATAGCCAGCCCTCGGTTGAGCTGCTTTCAAAGGGTCAGCTCCTTTTTCCCCAAAAACGAACGTAGTCGATCTCCATTACCCCGAGATCAGAGGGGTGTCCATGAGTCATCACCGCTCCGGGCTGCAGCTGCAGCGTTGAGCTGGTACTCATGTCGAACGTGGAGCCTGTAGCAACCTGCCCGCCATCGATGTAAAACCGGCACGCGTCATTCTCATGAAGATCGATGCGGTAAATATGCCAGGCATCGGCGACAACAGTAATTCCCGTTGCGACCTTGCTGGTCTCGTTTGTACCGTCATCATTCTCCACCGTGATCGCACCCGAACCGTCCGCACGAAACCAAATTGATTCCGTAATGCTGTCCAGGGCATCATTGCGGCTTCCATACAGTCCCCACACAGCCGTGGTGCTACCAGCAGGCAACGTGGTAAACCGCATCCTGAACTCGATGGATGGCTCATATGCCGCCCGGATCTGCTTCTCGTCGTTGTAATCGATACCCGCCGTTTGGCTCTCATCGGCCGAGGACAACAGAAGCTGTACGACACCCTGAGGCTGGTCAGCCAGCAGCGTCTCTGTACCACCCTGGTAATCCCAGGCACACCATGAATTTGTGGTATCCAATGCAGGAACAGTGAAATCTGAGCTGTGCCACATGGGACTCACAGCACGGATGGTTTCCCACGTGTCCGCGTCGTAATAGATCAGATACGTGTTTTCCCACCGTGCCTTGGTACCGTAAGCCGCACCAGCGACCAACGCGAGCCCGACGACGAACGCCAGGGTCGCGGAAATCAATGCTTTTCTGTTCATGTTCTTTTCCTTTCTTCCAAAGTATCCAGGGGACCCGAAGGCCCCCATGGATACCTCAGAGTAATTGATCAGTCGTAGATCGCCGTCTCGGCCGGCTCGTCACCGTACCGCGGACCGGACAGGACGTAGGACGCCCC